CCGATTCTTTAGGGCTGTTCTATTCAGCAATGACTGATAGAATAGGTCTTAAAGCAAACGAAGAAGAATACATTTTGATGGGAATGTCAGGGTATGGTAATCCGCAGAAACACTATGCAAGTGTAAAAAATCTTTTGTACTCAAACAAGAATTTTCATCGAGGGTGTAGAGATTTTATGCCCGAGTTAAAAGAAGATGATTATTTCGATTTAGCGGCAACAACCCAATTAATATACGAACAAGAATTTATTGAGTTATTGCATTTAACACGAAGACTTACTGGTCAAAAAAATCTGGTGTTGATGGGCGGGTGTGCGCTGAACTGTTTAGCAAACAGATTTGCGTATGTCTATTTCGATAATGTTTGGATTATGCCCAATCCAGGCGATGCAGGCTCTTCTTTGGGTGCTATACTAGCACACACGCAACAACAAGCAGATTGGGAAAGCCCATACTTAGGTTACAATATACGAGGGGAGTATCCTGTTAATGAATTATTTAACGAACTTAAAACTACAGGCATTGTCGGCGTTGCTAATGGTAAGGCTGAGTTTGGACCCAGAGCATTGGGCAATCGTAGTCTTCTTGCTGACCCTCGTGGTCAACAAATGAAAGATGTAGTAAATAGGATAAAGAAACGACAAGAGTTTAGACCGTTTGCACCCGTTATATTGCAAGAGGATGCACATAAATTTTTCGATGTTGATAAGGACTTTGAGTCTCCCTATATGCAGTATGTTGTGAAATGCAAGCATCCTAAGAAGTATCCTGCTATTGTACATGTTGATGGTACTAGTAGGGTACAGACGGTGACTAAAACGCAACACAGGGGCTTATACGAGCTCCTAACGCTATGGAAAAAGCATACTAAGTGTCCTATGCTATTGAATACAAGCCTTAACATTAAGGGTAAGCCCATAGTAAATAACATTACAGATGCTAAACAATTTGAAGATAGATACCGAGTGAAAGTCTTTTAGACGATAAATAAAAATATGAAAAGCAATCTTATACATTTTCCTAGACCATATTTAAGAACCGCCACTAACGGTTTCAAGATTAACCTGTATACGGAACAAGAAGTAGAAATGACCCTATTTTGTATAAATATTTGGGGTGATATAAAGTTTAAAGTAACTCAAGATGGTTTGCGAGGGCTATCATCTGACTTTGTTTTAACTAGTTTAGAAAGAGGATATTATAGCGGTTTATTGTCTGATGAAGCAAAGCGAGTTATAAATAGCATTATACAGAGTATTGAACCAATTCACTTAAAAAAGGAGCATAGTAAGTAAGTAAACCAGGACCTTTCCATTAACCACAACAAAAGGGTAACTAATGCCTAAACGGAAGTCGAATCTTCAGATTGTACACGATGACTCACAACCAACATTTAACAAAAAACCTGGAGGGTGCAAACTTAGAATAGATGATTTAGTAGTAATTGACCCGATGACTACAAACCAATCACTGTTCTTTCAACAATACAAAAAAGGGTCAGCCTTTCTATTGCACGGTGCGGCAGGAACAGGAAAAACATACATAGCACTATACAAAGCACTTGAAGAAGTGCTTGAAGCTGGAAATCCCTATAAAAAAGTAATCGTTTGTAGGTCAGCCGTCCCTTCCCGAGATATTGGTCACCTTCCTGGAGATCAAGCAGAAAAAACTGAAGTCTACATGCAACCCTATATAAACATGGTAGACGAACTATTCCCCGGCAAACAAAACGCATTTGGTAGATTGCAAGAAGGCAAAAGTCTACAGTGGATGATTACCTCTTTTGTTAGAGGCATCACACTTGATAATGCAATCATAATCGTTGATGAATGCCAAAATATGAATGACATGGAACTCAACTCTATTATGACAAGAGTTGGACATGACAGTAAAGTCATTTTCTGCGGAGATTTCAGGCAGTCTGATCTGTATAAAAACAGAAACGATATGTCAGGATTACAAAAATTTATGGTCATTGCAGAGATGATGCCGTCCTTCAGCATCGTTGAATTTGGTGTCGATGATATTGTCCGTTCAGATTTAGTTAAGGAGTATTTGGTCGCAAGAATGGCATATGAAGAACAATATGCTTGACATTTTCAACTAAAGGTAGTATAATTATATTATGTTTAAACATGTGAAAGAAATAGAAGACTTTGCAACCGATAAGACCGCTCCAGATGGCAGTAGAAAGTACTTTACTGAGTCTGGGGCGGCTTATCCTTCTGTCACTACAGTTTTGGGATACCAAAGCAAAGATTCAATCCTACAATGGCGAAAAAGAGTTGGTGAAGAAGAAGCTAACAAAATAAGTCGCCAAGCATCTACCCGCGGCACAAAGATTCACTTGCTGTGTGAAAACTATCTCGACAATGAAGATGTCGATACAAGCAAACTGTCAATGCTTGATAAAATTATGTGGCAGTCTTTTCAACCGATTTTAAATCGTATTGATAACATACATGCACAAGAGATTGCGTTATACAGCGACCATCTAAGACTTGCTGGTCGAGTTGATTGCATAGCAGAGTTTGACGGTAAGTTAAGTATCATTGACTTCAAGACTTCAAGAAAGCCTAAGAAAAAAGAGTGGATTACAAACTACTTTGCCCAAGCGGCTGCATATTCTATCATGTATGAAGAAAGAACTGGAACTCCTATAAATAGGTCTGTAATTTTAATTGCAGTAGAGGATGAAGAGCCGCAAGTCTTTATTGATAAACGAGATAATTATGTTCATCATTTATTACATGCAAGAGACTTGTATGAATGTGACCACAAATGAAAAAACCAAACTTTTTAACAATAGAACCCACTTCTCAGTGTAATGCCAGATGTCCACAATGCCCTAGAACACACGATACTACACTTGAGACTGATCCGCATCTTGTAATAGATGAGTGGTCAGCGGAAGAATTAAGAAATTTTGTAAATTCTCCTTGGTGCAGTAATATTATTTCCGCACATATTAACGGCAACTATGGCGATATAGTAATGCACTCACAACCAAAAGAACTTATTGAGGTTTTGCTGGATAAAGATATCTATAGTATCCTCATAAGCACAAACGGAGCCGGTTTGCACAAAACTTTTTGGTCATGGCTAGGCTCACAAAAAAATGTATCTGTAGAATTCGCTATAGAAGGTATCGACCAAAAAACCCACGAAATGTATAGAAGAAAAACACGGCTTGATGTTATTTTGAAAAATGCTAAAGCATTTATTGAGGCAGGCGGTAAAGCGGTATGGTATATGACACTATTTCGTCATAATTATAATCAACTTGACGCGGCTAAAAAAATGGCAGAGGAGTATGGGTTTAAAGAATTCAAACATAGAAACTCAGAAAGATTTGTATTTAAAGACCTCATTGTATCAGACGGCGGGTACAGATTAGAACCTGCACCTGGAGTTCCTATAGGTATCGATGAATCTGATGATTTAGATAATTGGTATCATAATCCGCCGGTTGCTTCTAAACACATGTCTTTGTGGGAAGACATGTTAGTCAAAAGAGAAGGTAAGATAAATTGTCATGCAATCAATAGAGAAAATCATTTGCACAACATATATCTCTCTGCTGATAAAAAACTTTGGCCCTGTTGTTTCATTCCTAATGAAGTTGATTTAGGATACAAGATAGGACAAATGAATGATTGGATTAGACGCTTTTATGTCGAGCGAGGGTTAGATAGAAACTTTAACAGCCTATTGCTTCACACACCCGAAGAAATCATGAAAACTGGATTTCTTGAAGAAGTTATTAAGTGGGATATGGATGTATGTTACCAAAACTGTGCAGGATGTGCTTGACAAATGTGTTTAAAGGATATATTATAAATAATGTATCAGTTGATGAAGCGGACTGAAAGATTGTAGGACGCGGGTGCAATTCCCGCCAGCTCCACCAAAAGCATACTAGGCACGGGCGTACAGTGTCGAAAATAAGACTTCCTAGTGTGCTTTTGATGGGGCTGAACAGGTTCGACTGCGATTGTATAGGACAAGTGGAGACTGATTGACTGGCAAAGTGCCATGTAATAACTGCCAACGATGAGGCATATGCTCTAGCCGCTTAAGGTTAGACGGGGTATGGGCTCCACCTTGTTATCAAAAGGGCCCATTTTTGACACACACAACACACACAAGGAGATAATTATGTCAAATCCATATGAACTAAGATTCAACATGCTTATGGAAGCAAAGCTAATGCTCGTAGAAGAGTATCACGCAAAGAAAGAAACACTCATAGACAGATACCATGCATTGAAAGATGCTGGTGAGCCGGTTGAGTATCCTGAACTACCCGAATATCCTACTTTTGAGGATACTCAGCGGTTATGTAAGGAAATGAATAACTTTGTAAGTAATGCCAACGGCAGAAACTAAGTAATTCTAAAGGTATGGGTTCCACCTTAACGGGCCCATTTTAGCCTAAGGAGGTTTTATGAGAATTATTTCATACATACTAACTTTAGCATTGGGGTTCGTAACAGGAACTTTTTTGTTTGAGCAAGAACCCATTGAAGTTGAATCAGATATCATTGCTGTCGATTTTGAGCCTACCCAGCCTGAAATAATAATCCCCGCATTAGACAGTGAAATAATTTGTTTAGCAAAAAACATTTACTTTGAGGCACGGGGCGAAAGTGTTTTTGGAAAAGTAGCAGTTGCTAGTGTTACTCTCAATCGAGTAGAAAGTCCTAATTTTCCAGACACTATTTGCGGTGTTGTATATCAAGCAAAATTAAGTCAATGGCATCTTGAACAAGGTAGAGAAGTTCCTCTCTTAAATCAGTGCCAGTTTAGTTGGTATTGCGATGGTAAGTCTGATGAGATATATGACCATAAAACCTATGAAAGCATTTACAAGTTAGCTGAACTTGTATATAATATGGATATAGATGTTACTGATGGAGCTACACATTATCATGCGGATTATGTTGAACCTAACTGGTCTAAAAGTATGCCAATGGTAGCAGTTGTAGATACACACATTTTTTATAAGATGAAATAATTATGCTACAGATGTCTCATTATGTTGTTACCGGTGGGTGTGGATTTATAGGATCTCATTTAGTTGAGGCTCTGTTAGCCATGGAATGTTGTGTAACTGTTGTTGATGACAAACGAAATGGAAAGCATGTAATAGATCACCCCTTTGTGCAGTATTTGCATTGTGCGGTAGAAGATGTTAATATCGCAACTGATACCCCTATTGATGGAATAATACATTTAGCAAATACTCCTAGAGTCCGTCTTTCTATGGAAGACCCTAAAGATGCTATTTTAAACAACATAGTTCCTACCGTGGCTGTTTGTGAATGGGCAAGAGAGTATAAGTGTCCATTATATTTTGCACAATCTTCAAGTAGACTTTCTTCAAGTGTCTACTCAAATCCATATACATTTGGAAAAACAATAGCAGAAGAGAATATAAAACTGTATAAAAAATTGTGGGGTATAAAAAGTCATTTGTTATATTTTTATAATGTGTATGGTCCTAGAGAAGCAGACTATGGAGAACATAGTACTGTAATCAGGAGTTTTAAAAATCAAATATTGAAAAATGAACCACTAAGAATATATGGAAGTGGAAGAAAGTCAAGAGATTTTACTTTTGTTTCAGATGCTATAGCGGGTATAGTTAAATTGCTTTTGCTTACTCCCTCAAAGCGTCCTGATTATGTCATGTTGGGTAAGGGCGATCCTAAAACTATTCTTGAAATTGCAAAAGCGTTTGACCATCCTTACATTCATGAATTTGATAAACCCGGTGAAGCAGAAAAAACTTTTTGTGACAAACCATTCATCGAAGGAAAATTTGATGTGATAGATTATATTAAAAAATGGAAAAAATTAAATGCATAAGTTAGTAGTAGATAATGACTTAACTGATAAGTCAAAAGTGACCGATGTGTTTCTTATAACGAAACAATTCAAAACACAGGTTGAGTTTTCTCAGCATATTGAAAAAAAAGCACACAAGACAAATAGTAGTCTAATTGACATTTTGGTTGAATATTGTGTAAAGCAAGAGATTGAAATTGAATCGGTCAAAAAACTAGTCACGCCTTCTCTTAAAGAAAAAATTAAGGTGGAGGCAGAATCTCTTAACTTGATGAAAGAAAAAACAGGTAAACTCCCCTTTTAATATGAGATGCACTGATGGAACCGTTTGAAGTATATCGTTTATATTTGGCACTCAAACTTCACTTCACTACAAAAGAGTATGACATAACAAAAACTAAGGGAGCAGTAAGAGCAAGCGAAAAGGCTTTCTTAAAAAGAAAAGACCTTTTATCTATTCGTAAGATTGCTAGAGACTATACAAGAAAAGAAGCAATAAATTTTTTAGTTGCTAACTTTGTTTCTGGAGATAGATGGGGCGGTATATTTGATGCTCAATCTAAAGAAAGATATGAAACATGGAAGGCTAGGAATGCTAATTTCGCTTATACTTTTGAACAAGATGTCGCAAAGATAGATTATGAGATGGAGAAAGACAATATTGAATCACCATTTTTTGCTGATAACGGTAAGCACCCTTTGGTATTCAGACTCTACTTTGGTCAAATGATTTGCTTAGAAACGCTGGTAATA